ACTAGCTGTTTATACTCATCAGTAGGCGAAGATACGGCAAGAGCTTTTAGCTCTTCACCGACCTTTGTCCCAATCTGTCCAAGAATAGAATCCACATCTTACTCTTTCGCTTCAGCTAATGCGTTTGTAAAGTCTGCATAGGTTCCAATTGGAGCCGTACCGATAACCACGCCACTTCCATTTGGAACGGTCAAGCTGTTAGAGCTTAAATCTGCAAGTCCATCACCAACTAAAAACTTAAACTTTTGTTGGTCGCCTGCGTTATCCCACAAGAATTTTGCCTTTTCATTTACACTTGAGCTTGTAGCTTGTGCATATGGCACTTCTTGTGTCTCTAAGGCGGTCGCTTGCGATACTAAAGAACCATAAGTAGTTTGATAAATTACTACATCACCATTCCCGCTACTAAGTAGAGAACTTGCGGGCAAATCAGCTTCACTCCATTCTTCAAATTTTGTGCGTGTGTCTACGCCCATTGCATCAGTAGCTCTAATAAATGCGGGATCATCTTGCGTAGTTGTTCCTTGGCTTCCAACGGTGATCTGCATAATTCCGCTTGCTATATTGCCCGCAGAAGCAATGTCTGAATTTGTGGAAAATAACAAGGCATCATCTTCTGAGAGAACTACCATTGAAGTGGCATTTGGACTTACGGTTGCCACTACTGTGTAGGTAGATGTACCTGTTCTTTTATGAACGTAAAAAGGTACGCTTGTGCTGTTCGATATGTTTAACGCATCACCATCTGCCAATGGGTAAGATGAGTGGTGTAGATAAGGGTTGCTAGTATCTTGAAAATTCAAGGTATTTGCATCATCTCGCACTATAAACAATCCGTGCGTATTGACCGCTGACCCAGAGGAACTTGCAGATGGATGCGATACATTCGTAATTGTTATTGCATGACTTACTATTGGTGCGGGAATTGAGGCTTGTGAAATATGCTGATAATCACCATTAGCATCCTTACGCTGTAGAACCCATCCGTCGTAATAATCTCCACCTGTCATTCCGTTACTATATGTGCTAGTACTTGGTGTCTCTAAATTATGAAAGAAGCTTATGCGATAAAGCCCTGCGGAAAATGTTCCATTACCTGTTTTTTCTAGGCTTTCATACACATAATTATCATTTACTATAAGCTCAACCTGTTGCAAAAATATTTCATTATATTCGTAAGTTTCTTCTTCATTTGGAAAACTTCCATTTATGGCAATTGAGCCTACGGCTTGTCCGCCTGTTGTTGCTTCAGTTATGCCACGATTTATTTCGATTCCCGATATTGTGCCTGTGGTTGCAGAATCAGTAGATTTATTAAGCTCTAAAATATTATCAGAAACCTCAACGCTTGTAGTGTTAATGATTTTTGTCTCGCCTTGTACCTCAAGTGATCCCGCTGTAATTTTTCCTAATACATCTAAGTTATTACCAATAGTTGCATTTGTACCAACTGCTAAATCGGCTGTGGTTTCTGCCCTAAGACCCGAAATAGCACCTAATGCTGTTATTGTGCTGTTCGCAGTTACTGCACCCTTTAAAGTTGATGCTAGACTAACCTCAAGCGTATTAAACACGCCCTTGCCGTCTGTAGATATGCCTATGCCTGTGTTTGTGTTTTTGGTTACATTTAATCCGCCTGTAATGTCGTTTAAATTAATGTTACCAATTGAGTTACCTATACTAACTCGCAAAGATTTGATTTCTTCGCCTACTTTTTGACCAATTTTGCCTAATATATTTTCGGGTGTGCTCATTTAATTTTTTCCGTATTGTCCGTTATTTGTTAAGTTCCAATTGTAAAATAAAGTCTGTTTCGTCCCCATACTCAGAGCGAATACGCTCAAGCCCTGTTTCTTCGACATAAGGGAGCTTTGTCCACTCGCTAAAGCCATCGCCTGCTTTAATGCGTTTGTTGGTAATGTCGAGACCGAGTTCACCGATGAATAAGACAGGATCGTGGGTTTCCCACTCTGCTTGGGTTCCTCTTCTGATTTGAATGCGGTTCGCTTGTGCCATTTCATTACTAACAGGGATGTACTACCTCGCCACCATCTATGTGGTAGCATGGAATTGATGGATCAGCTAATGCGGGTGCGGATACTGCTTCATCCACTTTTGTAAAACCTATTGTAAAAGTTGGATCAGTTAAATCAGTTCTTATTGTAACAATGCGTAATATGTTTCCGCCATATACGAATTTTTGCCCAATTATTGGTAGCCCATTACTGAATCCACTTTTTTGAAAAACTAACGCACCATCTAAATCTTCATCCACTCCACCGATAACTAGCTCTGCTATTTCCTGTGTTTCTGCCTGTATGCAATCATAATCAAGCTCACCGAATCGTGCCGAACTTCCTGCAAATTTCAGCATCTCCGTAAATCCCGCTTGTATTGTTTCTTGTAGCATTTTTAAACAAAGAACCCCGCCATACGATGACGGCAGGGTTCAGTTTTATGTCTCTGTTTTTAAATTATTCTCCTGTCGCTTCGGGTGCTATTGAGCTTTGTGCTTTTGGTTTTAGCTGTGCCTTTTCCTCGCTTAAAGCCTTCAAGACCGCTTCCTTTTTCTTTGGGAATTTCTTCAATTGTAAAAGTATGTCCTTAACTCTCATCTAGTTTTGGAGTTTGTACATTCTCGTGGCTGAGGTAAGAACTGCACCCATGTAAAGTGTAAGAGCGAAAGCATAAGTGCCTGTGTTGGCATCATACCATTGTCTACGCTGAATGGTTAGCCCTGTGCTTGGTTCAGAAATGTAGCTCAAGCTTGAACCTGCTGAATCGGGCGGGCTAGATGGCGGAGCAGTTACTAATGCAAGTGAATCACTAAAACCTGCTACTGCACCAATTTGATCGTCTGCTGATGAAAGTATTCCACCATTGTAGCTGTAGATATTAAATCCACGAATGCGATTAACACCGCCCTCTACAATTGAGTTAGAAACATTGAAAGTGGCGTTGGTTACTGCTGTAACTTCTTTCTCAAGATCAGCTAAAACGCTTGGATGTGCTACCAACCATCTTTGACTTTCGGGTATTCCGTCAGCATCGAATTTAGCACCAAGGTCGATAAGTTTATCCATCGTTAAACCATTACCTTGAAGATCGATAGCATTGTCTACGCTAATAGTACTACCATTTGATCCAAGTGTACTACTACCTAAGAGATAATCTACAATGCCTTTTGCAAGTCCGTAAGATGCTACCTCTGCAAATCTATTAAACAGATCAATACTTGATGCATCACGCTCCGCATCAGTTAGCTTAAAAGTTACATGCTTGTGCTGATCCAATAAGATGTCCACATCATTTTGTGCGGCATCTTCTGCTGATCCTAAATAACTTGAGGAGAAGTCCTGTGCAGACATTTCGGTTATAATGTGCGTAACAACATTTGTCCCTTTTGCGAGTGCAGTTGTGCTAAAATTTTTATGGATTCCTTTTACGAAATCTAGTTTTTGAATAAGTCGAGTTAACGCCTCTTGAGCGATTACATCAACTGCTACGGTATCGAATGAATTAGCCATTTTCTTTTTTAGTTAAAAATTGTGTGTCTGTGTTGTGCGTAGAATTTTGCTCTCTCAGCGGGATCACTAATCGATGCAAATTTTTCAAGAACTTGTTCCTGTGAAAGTGCTCTAGCCTTCGGTTTTGTTGTTACAGGTTCTGCTCCCAAATTTCTTAATGCTTTAGCAATCGCTACAGCTTGTTCATCGCTGTCGTCTGCTTGCTTTTTTTCCTCGGACTTTTCTTCTTCGTCTTCTTCAGACTTTTCTTCTTCGTCCATTGCTTCTTCTTTTTCTTCTTGGCTTACTTTTTCTTCCTCTTCAGCTTCTTCTTCGTCATCGTAAGATTCTTCGTCTTCTTTTTCTTCTGCTTTGTGAGCTTGAAGCTGTGCTCGTAGGCTGTCGTTTTCGTTTACGATTTCATCGTAATCTTTTTCGTAACCCTTCAAATTTTCGGAAAGCTCTGCTACTTGTTTTTTCAAAGCTTCGTTCTCGTCTGCTAAATCTTTTACTTGGCTCATGTTACTTAAGATTCGCTGTCAACCCTTGTGCCTTTTTGACGGCTATATCTAACAAATAAAAAGCATCTTCAAAGCTACCTACTGCCTCAATAAGCCCCATATTTAAAGCACTTTTAGCCATAAATGCCTGTCCTTGCATAGCTTCTTCTTTAACGCTTCTTTTCTTTAAAACTGATTCTTTAAAATCTGCGTAAATGTCTTCTACTTCGGATTGCATTTGTGCTTTTTGTTCGTCTGTAATTTCTGTGCCTTCGACACCTACGCCCTTATGCTTTCCGTCTTTGTTTTTTATTACATCAACCTTTATGCCTTCTTTAGCGTATTGCTCTGAGTAATCTGCAACAGGTAAGTAAACACCAATAGAACCCACTCTAGCACTTGGTGAAGCCACAATGTCGCTTGCTTGACTTGCTACCCAATAACAAGCAGATGCCATCATGCCGTCTGTGTAAGCCATTACAGGTTTCTTTTTTGCAAGCTTCGCTACAGCTTCAGAAGCTTCAATGACTCCCTGTACGCTACCGCCACCGCTATCCATATCTAGAATAACCCCTTGCACTGATTCATTTATTGTTAGCTCTTCGACTTGTGCGGTAAAAGCTTCGGTGCAAGTTGCACCTAAAAACACACGCTCTAAGGGCGTTGGATTTTTTAGCATTAATCCTTTTAGCGAAATACACGCTAGACCATTCGCCATTTCGGGAGTTTCTAAGTCCTCTATTTCTGACACAAAGTCTTCACTAGCTTCATGCACCATAAGCTTTGCGTGATTATAGGTTTCTCGACTAGCTAACCATGGTTCTGTCAGTCTTTGTAATGCTTTAAATTTCATTTTCTTCTAGTGTGTCTATTAATGGCTCTTGTTTTCCTGTAACTTGTCCGCCCAAACGATTAAGGGCTACATCTATTGGCACATTGTATCGTTCGGAAAGCTCTTTGCTCTTTTCCATAATGTACCCAAATTCTTTTGCTTGCTGATTCACTTCGTTTTGCCAATCCATGCCACGCTGTCCAAAGTGATGTGCTCTAGACATTAATCCCGCAGATACATCTTCGCGTTCTTGCTGTGATTCTCTGCCTACATCGATTGTCAATTTTGCGGGGCATTGAATCTTACATTTTTGCCAACCATCAATACTTGGTAGTTCTTTGCTTGCTACGCCTTCAGCAATAACCATTGCCCATGTGCGATTAACTAGCTTGTAGAAAAGTCTTTGTCGCTCTTCAAACTTACGCTGTGCTTTGCCCATTACAAATCTTTGCGAGGGTCCCGTAAGTTGCTGTGTGTTCCAAACAAACTCATACGGCAGACCAATACCTACAGCAAACTCTCTAACCAAAAACTCTAAGAAACCTTGAAAGGTCGAGCTTGGTCGATTGCCTTGAAATGCTGTTAAAGTTTCTCCTTTTCGCAGTATTGGAATTTCTCCACTTTGCATTTGCGAAACGGTTATTTCTGTTGGATTTCCCTGTGCATCTACTCCGTCAATCTCTGCAAGTCCAAAAGCATCTTCATCGGGTTCGTCATACTCGCTTTGCAATACCGCACTAAAGCTAGACAAGTTTTTTACGCCTAGTTTTTCATAAGCTAAGATTTCTTTTTTATCTCTAATGTGGGCTACCGCATGACTAATTGAACTAATACCACGCTGTTGGTCTGCTCGTTCGGGGTCAAAGAGTAGACACATTTGACTAGCGGGAACCGATCTGTAACTTTGTTCGTCTTCGGGATCATCTAATATTGAATAAGATGCGGGTCTTCCTAGATTGTCGTATTTAATTCCCTGATCCCAATCGCCTGTATTATTTGGTGCATCTCTTATAATGTCTGACTCAATCAATTGTAGTTTTAATCCTTCGTCCGTGTTGACATGCAAAATGCCAATGTCTCCGTCCCGATCTAAACAAATGCTTGCCAATCTTTGCAGATCGTAAAAATGCAATCGCCCTTTTAAGTCGGCATTCTGTGCCCAATTAGAAAAATATAATTCTGCTTGTATGTTCCACTCTGCACTTTCAGAAGTCGCTTGTGGTATTAATGGAAAGCTATACCTAGCTAGATCATCAATTGCACCCTTTACGATTCCATCGTTAGAATATAAATAGCGACCCATGTCGATTAATTCTACACGCTCCCATTTTGGAATTGGATCACGCTGTCTAAAAAAGTTTGGTATTGTTACTCTATTTGCATCACTTCTACCAAGCCCATCGATGTATGTAGATGACCTTGCTCTCTGTTCATTTCGTGCAGATAGCTTTTGCTTGCTTTTCTTACGCTTAAATAATCGCTTTATCATACTCGTCTATGTCTATGATCAAAACCGAATCGCCTACGCTTTTTGCCGTATGCCTGCGGATCAATTAATTTTAATTGGTTATTTGTTTCTGATAGTAATTCTCTAAGCTCTGATAATTCGGGTAATTTTTTTGTTACCTGTTTGCCTGCAATTGTTACGCTAACCACTAGCTCGCCCGACATCACAGCTTTAATTTGCTTCACTACATCGGCTCGCATTTCTAGCAGTTCTGCTTCAGTTAATGATCCGAATAGACCTGTCTCTGCTCTTAAATTTGCTAATTCTTGCAACGCACCGCCACCGCCACCAATTGACGAACCAATTGACGAACCAACAGAAACATTACCACCGCTTCCCACGCTTACTTGTGGAGTGCTTGGATTAGCAATTGATGCGTATGTAACATTAAAATCTATATTGCTTGTGCTTGGGTTTATCTGTGAAACGCCACTAATATCGATTGCAAAAGAAGTGCTTTGTGCGGTATAAGTTTGTGTAATTGGCTGTGCGTTCTCGGAAGCAGTTACAACAACCTGTGCAGGGAAGTAGCCCGATGGTGATTTTATGATAGCGTTTATTACAGGAAGGCTTGATGTATTAATAGGATTCACATCAGTAATAGAGATGTTTTGTAATGTGCCTGTTGCTGTCTGTCTAGCAATAGCGATAAAACCGCCCAATACATTGGCTGTGTAAGTTTGTGCTCCCATTAACTAAGATGCATTGTCAAGCGGACTGCTATCATAGCCAAGCTGTCTAGTAGCTAAAGAAGCTACAACGATCATTAACTCGCAATCTCTAAGGTGGTTGTCTCTGCGTATTTGTCTCCAAGCATAGGAAATTCTGCCGTTAGCTTCCTTCTTTTCCTCTCGTATCTCGGCTGTCAACTGCTGTATATATTCTTGCGTAGTATTTTTTGCTATTGTCCATGTGCCTATTTGCCCGCTCATAAGTTCTGCCAAAATGTTTTTAGTGGCATCATTTGACCATACATAACGCTTTACTCTTTTGCCTAGTCCTTGTCGCTTTGTGCCCATTTCAGCATCTGCCCAAGTTTCTGTCCATATCTGCTTAATTGGCTTGCCTGTCTTCTTGTCTCTTACGGTGTATTGCTTTGCACCATCACCACGAAACGGCTTCCATTTGTGTCGTTGACAAAAGCGAATTACACTAGCTGTATTCCATCCGCAATCAATTATACAGCGGACATTTGGAACATTGTGATCTTTTGCAATTTCTAAAAGCTCTGTTTCGCTAAATGCTTTTCCGTATGCAATCAGTCTAGAACTTGCTCCCTCTTTTGCGAATGCACGAATACAATACCAATAATGCAAACCGCCACCGCCTTGTACATCGACAGCCATAAATCGTGTATATTCATCTTCCCACTTTTCGTTTAGTGTGTAGCTGTCTCGTCTGTGATCAATTGTGTCATCGTCTACGCTAGTCATAGTCTCCTTCCATGGTTCTCCCGCTGATTCGTTAATAAAATCTTTAAGCGGTTGTGTGTTGCCATTTTTTATTGCGGTTGTTGCACTTAAAAATTCTTCTACTAAATCACGCCATTTTACCCATGGTGGCAGAAGTGCATTCCAATAGTAGCTAATTTTAGTCATTGGTGCTAATGGATTAAGTGCAATAAACTCACCATCATTTGCAATCTTGTCCCGATTATGCGGTTCATCGTATAGCTCATTGCCACAGCTTGAACATTTTAAATGTATAGTTTCAGCTAGTTTATCAAAATCGTAAACTCCATCTTTTTTGCAATCGTCTGCCCATTTTATATCACCCCACATAAGTGGAATCATGTCTCTACACTTAGAACATTCGTAGTGGTATGTAAGTTGGTTACCTTCTACAAACGATCTATGTATGCCATCGTTTTCCATGTCGGGTGTGCTAACAATAATCTGCTTGCTGTTCCAATACGCCCTAGTTCTCTTCTGTACCATTTCAAGTGCACCTTCGGGATAGTTACGAACCTCATCTAAAAACAGCCAACGCACAGGCTTTGATTGTAGCTTTGATGGACTTACCGCACCTGTAACCATAAGCGATGCGTTTACAAAGTTTGCCTGCCCTGTGGTTAAAGCATATTGAGTTGGAAGCAATTGCTTTGCTAGTGGTGCACAATTTTGAATGGTTGGTGTCATCCTAGTCTTCATAAAATAATCCGCCTCTGATCCGTTAGAAGTTACCCACATAGCGGGTGCGGGTTCTTGACACAAAGCCCAAGTCATCAGACAGATTAGAGTCTGTGTTTTTGCAGATTGTGCAGAGCACATAATCGTTAATTGTCTTACATCGGGATCAGCAAAAGTTTCCATGATTGGTCGAACCCATGGCGACACATCACTTTTCCAAAGCCCTTGAAAGGGCGAAGTCGGATCAACCTTTACATTTTGCTCGCACCATTGCCACGGCTTTTGTCTGTCGGGCGGTTGCAAGCTTTCTGTAAATGCTTTTTGTATTTGGATATTCATATATATTCGGAAGCGTAAAGCAGTTAACCGCATAGGTCGAAACACGCAAAGAATCGGGATTTACTCCACGCCTGTCCCAAAATTCTCTCCAACCTTTATCGACTGCTCGCTTTAATGATATTACTTCACCTTCTTGTACCATACTTGTCTTTGTAATCTGCCTGTTGCTCCACGCTCTGTGCCTTCGTAGCATGTCATCTTGCCCGCTCTAAGCTCTGCTCGTATTTTTCTTCTTAAAGACACCTCACCTAATGGCGATGCTTCTAGTAACTCGATAAATCTTTTCCAACCTTTTCCCTTTGGTTGTCTAGGCTCTTTTCTGCGGTCTCTAGACTCTACAGATTCGGGCAGTTTTTCGTACCATTGTCTAGTCATGCAGTTCTATGTTTGTGCCGTATAGCCATTTGTTTCCCATTCTTCTTGCTTGCATAACTTCGTAGCCGTCTTTCCAAGCAACTCCATAAGCCCATCCGTTTTGATGTAAAAATCTACCTGTCATGTGCCGATTGTATTCCATTTTAGTCTGTGCCAAGCATCCGACTCCATAACCTCTGCATTCGGGATGACGAACCACGCTTGCAGATTGTATTGCATGAGTGTGTCCGTGAAGAACTGCACCGCCCGATTCCGCAAAGACTTCAGCGTGTTTTTTGGTAGCATTAACGCCTGCATGATACCCATGGATAAAAGCAAGCTTACCCAAACGATATATGCCGTCATTAACATCATATGGAAACATTTTGCACTTAATAATTTTGCATTTTGTTTCAATGCTTCTAACGCCTTCCTCTGCATGATCCTTGGATAATCCATTAAAAGAACATCTAGCTTGATCCCATAACCTTTCGTCGTGGTTGCCACGCAAGAATATGTGCGGGCGATATTGATCCAAAAATTTAAGACCAAGCTGAATGTCCAAAGCCATCGAGTCCGCTTTTTCTGCGTTGGTTGCACCTCTTCTGATTGCACGAAAGTCGAATAAGTCACCTCCAAATATTTTAAGGTCGGGTTTGTATTCTTTAACAAACTTGTGAAAAGCTTGCACAGCTTCGCCATCTTGCATGTCGCCATGAAGATCAGAGCTAAAGACCCACTTGGTCGGACGAGATTTGAGCAAGTGCATTATCTATTTCCTTTCGGATAAGTTGCTGTGCTTGCGTTGGTGTTTTTCCAATAACAAGGGGAGCCAATGTATCGGGGATTGCGAGCAGAATTGATCTTGCTCTTGAGCACATTTGAGCCACATCTTGTTGAGCCTGTTCGATAGAAATAAATTCTCCTTTACTGACTTCGATTTCATGCTCTAGTTTTTCGACTTGCAACCACACTCTGCGAGCTTCGCCTTCAGCTTTCGACAAATCTTCCGCATCCGTTGTAGAACTGCTTCTAGTCCTTTCACGCCAATCACGAACAGCAATAATATCGTATCTACCATCCGCCATAGCTTTGGGAAAATTTTCCTCCTTACGCCACCGCTGTATAGTTTTTCTGTCCACGCCCAAAAGCTCCGCAAGCTCTGTCTGATTCTTTGCATATCTTTTTTGGTCTGTGGAATTTCCATATAAAATTAATCTTTCCGCCTGTGTTAAAGTTCCGCCCGATTGGACTTTTTTTAATATGTTGGCTTTTTCTTTTTTACGAATCGCATCAAGCTGTTCGGCAGTAAATTGTTCACTCATACTAGATGCCTTGTCAATTTGGGCTGTTCAGATTTTTATGAGACATCAAAAATTTTACCCGATCGTTAGAGAACCCTTGCACGACTCTGTCGAAACCGACGATTCTTTAAAAATAAAAGATTCCTTATGAATATTCTTAGCTAATTGATACGCATTACACGCCAATAAATAGATAACAGACTTTCTTGTGTAGCCATTATCTAAATGCTTTTTATCCATTGGTCTGCCTCTACATATCTCTGCGATGTAAAAACTAATCCTAGCAAGCTTCTCGGTCTCTTCTTCAGCGTTATCTATAAATGTCTCATTATCATTATTTGTTATTAAGTATTCGTTGCTGTGTGGCGGGCATCTTAAATCTTCCATATCAAATGCTTTTGCTAATGCTAAACACGCATCTACTTCGGTCTGAATGTCTCCTTGGTTTTGTAACATATGACTACTTTCCCGGCTTGTCTTGTAATTGTTTTCTTCTTTTATGGGATAATTTTGCAGATACTTTATAATTCTCTTTTGCTTCATCGCTTTTTGTGCCGTTATGAAATCTGCCAAACTTTTCCGTGAAAAATGACACATGCTTTGATAGTGAAGCAGGCGTAAAGGATACTCCCCCCATCTTAGATATTTCTCTTAGTGATCTGTTTTGTAATAAATCGGGTCTCATGCACCACACAAGTGCTATGCTTTTTCTTGCTATGCATTCTTTGTAGCCTTTGCTTTGCATATTTCCTTCGCTTAACCACACAAGCATTTCGCCTAGCATCTCGCTTAGTAAAGTCATTGCTTTGTCTGTATCGTTTGACCACTCCTTTGTTTCTTCATCAAAAAAGAAGTTATCCTCGTATTTAGCATTGCCCCAATCGCCTAAAGCATACTTACGACTAATAAATGGAGCTTTACGGCTCATAAGATATCATGCACCCACGCGAGGAAAATTAGCCCCGAAAGCATAAAACAGCTTATCCATATTAGATCATTCATTTCTTAGGGATATATGCGAAGCTTGCTGTAAATCTTCCTCTAGAGCATCTTTTAAACTTCTTTTCGTTACCTTGACGGCAAACTCTGCCAAGCCTTGTAGTTGTCCATTGACTATCTTTTTTTCTAGAAGCAATTACTGCGGGATTTGTTGTTATAGAGATAAGTTTTTTTTCAAATTTATTTAGATGCTCACCGAGCCAACAGGACAAATAATGTCCTAATCCTATGCCTTGAAAGTCGGGAAGAATTACCAACCTATGCCCACGATAAGCATTCCTAAGTCTTGGATGCGGGAATGGTAGTACAGAAACAAAGCCACATAACTGATTTTCCGCTGTCATAACAAAAGATTTACTATTGTTGTTGTTGGCTGTGTTTAAATAGTGGTAACGAGCAAAGATATTCCATAGCTCTTGCTTTCTTGTTTTTGCTTCAAAGATTTCGATTCTGATTGGCGGTCTGCTGTCGGGAGTTTTTTTTTCAGCCTCATGCTGTTTGTACAAAAGACCCAATCGGGCTGTAGCCACTCTTCTACATCATAATGACAAGTACACGCTATAAACTGCTTGTCAGTTCTTCTGATTGCTTTCTGCATAGCGTAGCTACCGATCTTTGCTACATTTCTGTCTACCACAGATGTAAATTCGTCAAAAGCAAACATATTTGGAGCTTCTAGCAATGCTCTAGCAAGCTCTACACGCATTTTTTCGCCATTACTTAATACATGGTACGGTTTTAACCATGATGGCGGGCTAGAAAACCCAACCGCATTCAATGTTTTACATATTTCTGTCATCGAAACGCTTTCGGGCATATCATCGACCACAGCGGTGGCAGTAAATTTATGATTTTGTGCTATGTAATCACCAAAAAGCTCTTTTAAGATCGTTGTTTTACCTGTCCCACTAGCTCCCACAATTAATCCGACTGACCATTTATTGGGTAATGCAATTGAGCCTGTAAAACGCTCTACTATCTTTTTGCTTTGTAGTTCATATCTACCAACTACGGATTGAACCCGAAAAGAATCTACAGGCTCGCTTTCTCTTACAATGTCAAAATCTTGCACTCATACCCCTCCGCACACAATTCCCTATATAGCTTTTCCTGTTGCTGTTCGTTTTTGCACTTAATTTCCAATGCAAAGTATTCGCCTAGATTATCCGACAAGTCAACCGCCTCTGTGTCTTGATGGAACTCGCTCATAAGCTTTTCCAAGCTGTTGTCGTCAAAGCCTGTTACATCTAGATCAATTTCCCCTGTGTCTAGCTGTTCGATCATGTCTTTCAACGATGCACGATCTATTTCCGCAAGCTCTGCGATTCTATTGTCAGCTATAAGATCAGCCCATTCTTGGGCTTCGTTTTCGTAATCTTGATAACTAACAGGAACTTGTTGTAGTCCTAATTGCTTTGCAGTTTCTAATCTTCCATGACCACGAACAATAAACCCGCTTAGATTACTTACAACTATAGGCAACCTCCAACCTTGAAATCTAATAATCTTACCAAGTAGCTTTATTTGCTTTTCTTCATGTGTATTAGGATTTCTCGGATTCGGGATAACTTCGTCAATGTTTACGAGTTTCTCGCTTGTGTGATTTATTATTGGTTGTTGCTCGTTGTTATCCATGTTTAAAAAAAATTACTTACTGTAATCCTGTGCCATAATTGTCTTCAGCATATTATTTTCTACCCATAAATCGTGCTCTGTTTCGCTAAGTGCTTTTCCGTCTAGATATATTTTATTGCCGTCTTCTGTCTGCTCGTAACGCACTTCATGCCCTCCGCTCTTGTCATGTATTGCTATAAAATGCATCATTCCTAAAGCTACTTCTGCATTTGGCAAATGATTACGCTTAACGATCCATTCGTGGCATTGATTCCAATTCTTATCTAAGAATCTCGCAAGATCAGCCATTCGTGCATCACCACGATCTATTACTCGCTGTGTTTTATCTAAAATTGCTTGCAGTCGCATCTCGTATAGATTTATGCGATCTATCGTACTTGTCAATCCCTTTAATATTTTGATCCGAGCCATGATGAAAAGTCCTCCTGTTTTGCTTGTGGTTTATATGGCAAGAAGCTGTGTCTTCTTGCTGTAAATTTTGAAGGCTTCCATCTCATGTTAGAGAACTTGCAACCCTCGTAGCTTTCCCAATCTCCGTAGAATGTAGCGGTCTTTTTCTTGCACTTGCTCATATACAAAGATCGCACTCGCTTATGATTTGGGTGCTTGTCTGATATATTAGAAAGCCATGCTGTAGATAAAGATGATCCTACTATCTGTGTCATTGCTCTAGTATCTGATAAGCTACCCTTGAGTGCGGGCAATTTTAACAGCTTTCGAACCACTTCGTAGCTTTGCTCCCAATTTAACCAAGTTCCGTTAGTCATTAGAATGTCCGAAGCTTCATAGTCTAGCCAAGTTTCTGTTTTTGGCGTACATGGAAATGGGTGACAAAGCTCATCTGATACACCGCCCGCTGTAGCATATCTGAAATGTATCGCTATAGCCCCCTCTGTATTGCGTATCGTTTTCTTTACATAGTCTAGAGAAACTCCTTTGCTTACTGAAAACATTTCTCTTGATCCTTGCGTTACGATTCCGATTCCGTGGGGATTTGCTTTTTCGCAAAGCTCTAAAGTTTTTAAGCTTGGGCGACTTCCCGCACATGGGCTAAATATTATTACACACATTGTTTTATTTTGTTAGTTGTTATTGTTAGTTGTTAACTGACCTTACACGAAGCGTGTAAGATCGAGAGTTCCGTTAGAGCGACTAACTGCTCTGCGAATGTTTGTAGCAAACTTCTTAGCCATCTTGCGTCCGATGCTGAACATAGCTCTTTTGTTTTCTACGAATGTAGGAAAAAGGTTAAAAAGCTCTTTGCGTTTCTTTTTTGATGTCATTGTGCGAGCAAATGAATCGAAAGCCTCAACTCCTTTGTCGGCTGTATCAAATTTGCCGTTCCAAGACGCACGCTTTGAAGTCATTCCACCATGAGCACAGACAAACGCTGTTAGCAGATGATTAAGAACCTTAAGGTAATTACAAGTTCCTGCGAATGCACGAAACTCTATAGTAGCTTTGCGTGATTGTACTCCGTTATGTCGAGTGCGGTGAGTATTTAAGAATGTGAACTTATCGTGATTAAAAACAGGCACTCTATGGTTTCTTGCTTCTTGCTCTGCAAGATTCTTATTAATATTTGGTCTTGCGTAGCTTTGCTTCAAGTAGCGATAAGCACTTCCGTTCTGTGCAAAAATTGTAGTTTTTATTGAGTTGGCAAACTTCATTGTACGAAGCACGGTTTCGATAGCTTGGTCAATGTTGTCACCTTCGGTCATTGCTTGTAATCCGATGTGAATGTGAAGTCCGCAAGAGCGATCTACGATAGCTCCTTTAGCATCTAACCATTTGAAGAATCTTACTACATTCTTGAGTCCTTCTTCACCTTTAAGAATGCGGGATGTAAATTCGATTCCGTGAAAGTCACGCTTGCGGGAAATTGTTGAATCGTATCCTGCTCTCCATTCTGTGATGGCGTTTCCTTCAAGATCATTGATGTGATTCATGTCGATCATGTTTTCTTCTCTCCAATTGTAGGAACTAACTTCGATTCCGTATTGACGAGCAAGATGCTTTGGAAACATGCATTCGATTTCGATTCCGAAAGTGAGGTTTTGAAGAAGTTGAAGAGCTTGTGTGTGAGTTTTCATATTGTGTTAGATTTAGTATTTAAGATTAAAGTAATAATTAAGATTATGTTTAGAATACTATGCGAAGAATCGCATATGTGCAAGGATTATCCCATTAATTTAATTTTTTTCTAAAAAACGGGAATGTCGCTTAGATACTAGGATTCCCGACTTTGGTGAAATTTGTTTAAAAAAAAAGTTTAAAAAAACCGAAAAAAATCGGGAAAAATTACTCTTATATATGGCTAAAAAAAACCCCCTAGACCTAACACAATCTAGAGGGTTGCAAGAGCTTTGGATATATCACTTGGATTTGTTGCCCAAGCTAATCGTTATTGCTTATAGCGTTCACCAATAATTATAAAACGCCTGCTTGCTTTGTCTGAAACAAATTAATCTAGTCGAGCACTTAGCTCCTCAAATTGATCCTTATCAATATTGTGCACTCGCTTAAAATATCTTTGAGACTCCACATAGGTGTAATTGTTTTCGTCGCGTAACCAATCAAGAGTCTTACTAAATTCTTCTAATGTTATAATTTCGTTTTCAGTAGTTCCTCTAACCTCTCCCGCTGTGGTTGATTTTTTAGCTTTTTCTTTTTTCATAATTTTTCTTTTGCTTGTTACATATAAGATGCTTTATCTACTTATCAAAGCTGTTCACGATGTTAGCTTTTGATGTGAACCATGGGTATTTATTGTGCGTTTTGCTTCTCATGCTTCTTTCAGTTCTCATAAAATAAATCCATGCTCTGCTTGTCATTGGGTAATCGTTCCCAATGTCTACACGAATGTTAATCTGCTTTCTGCAATACCAACTAGGATGCCCTTCTAGCTGATCTATTCTTGCAAGTGCTTCGTCGCTAACTTTGTAAAATTCTCCCTGTATCATCGATCCTTTGACAAGCTCTAATGGATAACCTTCATCTCCACGATAAGCTTTGCTTGCTTCATACACATAGGGAATGCCATGTCGTAGCATTATGTAGTTATTCCATGTTTCCGCTTTTCCTACATACTCTTGATCTTCTAGCAAGTAGTGATTTGAAAAATCTCTTTTAAGCGTTCCGTATACAAATAGATGTTTTGTGTTACTCATTGTAAAATATTCCTTTCGTCATAAAAATTAGTAAAATTATCCAAGGTAAAAAAATTATGATTTCGCTCATAGCTCGGACATCTCCTTTATCGATAAATTCTTCATTGTGTTAGTATTGGTTGTTGTTGGTTGTTAAAATATTGTGCAAGTAAACGAGCACTCTAATTGCCTAAAGCTTTTTACTCCGTCTTTTGTAGAGTAGTTGTAATCTCCGATTTGCTGAAAGTGATCTACGCCTACCTCTTCCACTTGATAAACTGATCCATTATGTGTGTCTTGTTTAAATACACTCAGCTTTCCTTTCTGATAATTAATCATAACTTGAATTGTTAATGAGTCGCTTACATAGATGTAAAATTTGTGTCCGTCTGTGTAAATGTGCGTGTCTGTCACTCTTCCGTACTCGTCTCCGTGTAATGTTTCTTTGTATTCTATAGCTTTCATTGTGTTAGTATTGTATGTTGTTGTTGGTTGTTAATTGTGGTGTGTTATTTTTGTAAGAGCTTTTCAAACCCTCTTTCGATTCTTTCGATCAAAAATTCTTGATGTGCGTAAAGTCCAAACTCATCACATACAAAGCTAAACTTTTCTTGCTCTTGGCTCCACTCTTCTGCTTGTTGGCGTGTGATAAGAATTTCGTCGCTTTTGGTTTTGATTAATAATGTGTCGTTTTTCATTGTGTTAGATTTTTGAGATTAATAATTAAGATTATGTAATTCAGAATATACGAAGCTTCGCATAAAGCAAGGGTAAAAAACATTATTTTTAAAAAAGTTTTATTTTTTATTCTAGTCGTGCTTTTCCCTTTAATATTAAGGCATTCCCGAGAATAATCTGTCCCGCAATCTCTGATGCTTCGTGATTTTGTGGAAGTTCTAGCAAAATTCCTTCCTCATTTATAATTAAATGATCTCCATTTTTTAGATAAACTAACTCAATCAATCCGCCCACAAATTCCTGCATTTCTTCTAGTGTGAGTTTTTTGTCTATAATCGTTTTTGTCTCTGTTATGTTTTTTCTTTCCGCTATCATCTTTGCTTTGCTCCTATCTTCTTTGCTTGCTCTTTAGTTGCTGTGATTCTTTGTCCTGTCCATCCGAAGGGTAGCTCTGTTCCATCTGTAAAGACCCACAAGTGATATTGATTAGCTTGATCTATCAAATTCTTTTCTGATGGATAGATTTCTACTGCTGTGTAGTTCTTCCCGCATACATCGTTTTTAATCTGCTGTAGATGTCTCCAATTATTTATGGGGGCACGATCTTTTCTTTTTATCGAAAGCCATGTTATCTCATAATCTGATTTATTAGGAACTTTATCTCCACGATACACAAAGCATTCATAGATGTCATTTGTCCAACATTCGTCGGGTATTTCGTGCTCGTAAGCTTTCTTCTGTTTAGCTCGCTCTTGAAAGTCTACGAACGATGCTCCTAGCATTGGTGTTAGTTTCTTCATCTTAATTATATT